ATATGATTAATGTGAGCATTTCTGCTGTAGCATCAGCAGATGCATCAGAGGCACATAACATCGTACAGCCTACAATTATTCTTAACTACATTATAAAGATATAAAGCCATGACAGTTACAACAACCACAACGACAAATACATATACAGGCGATGGGTCTACTACTGCTTTTAGTTTTACCTTTGAGATATTAGAAACAACAGATATCAAGGTAATTGTTGTAACAACAGCAACAGGTGCAGAGTCTGTTAGGTCTATAGGTACAGGTAGTACAAACTATGCAGTAACTGGCACTGGTAATGTTAATGGTGGTACAGTCACTTTCGTTACTGCTCCTACGGCAAGTCAAACTGTATTCTTAATGCGTAATATGAGTTTTACACAGCCTACTAATTACAGAGTAAACGACCCATTCCCAGCAGAAACACATGAAAATGCTTTAGATAGAATGGCATTGCAAATACAGCAGATAGGAAGACGATTAGATAGAGCCTTACTTAGACCAGAATCAGATACAACATCCGGCACATTGCCACATAACATTGACCTCAAGGGTGGTGTGTTAAAATTTAATTCTAGCAGTGGTGTGCCAGAGGCAGATAGCACCCTTACATCTGTTGCAACTACATCCGTAAATGGATTGATGTCTAGCAGTGATAAGGCAAAACTAGACGGTATTGAAGCAAGTGCCACAACAGACCAGACTGCAAGTGATATAAGAACACTTGTTGAAAGTGCAAGTGATAGTAATGTATTTACAGATGCAGACCATACTAAGTTAAACGCTATAGAAGCATCTGCAACGGCTGACCAAGATGCATCTGACATAAGAGCATTAGGTTTTTTTGATACATCTAATGATGGCGCATCATCTGGATTAGATGCGGATAAATTAGATGGGCAAGAAGGTAGTCATTATTTAGATGCTGGTAATCTTACAGGCACAGTAGCAAATGCCAGGCTAGATGCACAGCTACAAGATGTGGCTGGATTAGCTGTTACAGATAGTGGGTTTATTGTAGGTGATGGGTCTAACTTTGTGCTTGAAACTGGTGCTACGGTTAGAACATCACTTGGGCTTGGTACGGCTGCTACGTTAGATACTGGCATATCAAATACAAATGTGCCTAAGTTTACGAGCGGTGTAGCAGATGATGACTTTTTGCGTGTAAATGGTACAGCAATAGAAGGACGCTCTGCTGCGGAAGTATTGTCAGACATTGGCGGTATTACAGCTAGTTCTACAGATACTCTGACAAACAAAACGATTGATGCATCACAACTATCAGGCACGGTCTTAGATGCACGATTACCAGATTCTATATCCAGCAACATAACAGGCAATGCTGCTACAGCCACGCTTGCATCTACTGCAACGGTAAGTGATAGCACAGCTAATACAAACTTTCCTGTCGTGTTTCACGATGAATCAAATGCTTTGTTAGATGATACTGGTGCATTACGATACAACCCAAGCACAGGCGAGTTACTTGTACCAAAATTAACAGTAGCTGGAACAACAACGACTGTTGATACAGTTACAATGAACGCAGCTAATGCAATCGTGTTTGAGGGTGCTACGGCTGATGCCTTTGAGACTACGCTTACAATACAAGACCCAACTGGTTCTGATAAAACTATTACACTTCCAAATGCCACAGGCACTATTCTGTTAGTTGATGGAGATGGCTCTAGTCTTACTAGCGTAAACGCTACCACCCTTGATAGCGTAGACAGCACATCATTCCTACGCAGTGATGCGGCAGATGTAAAAACAAGTGGAAATTTAAGATTTAACGATAGCGTAAAAGCAACATTTGGAACAACAGATGATGATTTACAAATATTTCACTCAGGTACAAACTCATTTATTCAAGATTTAGGAACAGGAAATCTTTATATTACGAGCAATGGTACGCAGATTTTATTAAGAAACACAGCAGATAACGAAGATTTAGCTAAGTTTATTAATGGTGGCGCAGTGGAACTATACCATGACAATAGCAAGAAGCTAGAGACTACATCAAGCGGTGCGACAGTAACAGGAGTGCTTACTGCTGATGGCTTAGACTTAGGTGATGATGAGAAAATACGACTAGGTGCTTCACAGGATTTAGAGATATTTCACGATGGTTCTAATAGTTTTATTAAAGATACTGGTACTGGTGATTTAGTAATAGAAGCAACGCATCTTAGATTTAGGGCGGCTAATGGTGAAACATACTTTCTTGGAACAGCTAATGGTGCAGTAGAACTTTACTACGACAACAGTAAAAAGATTGAAACTACATCAACTGGTGCGACAATCACAGGCACAGCTAAAGCTACCACAGCATTTCAAGTTGATGGTGCATCTTCTGGAAGCGGATTATTCGGTGCGTCAGGTTCATCTGGTGGCGCAAAAATTAATGCCAGTGCAGGAAGTGACGCTACAACTTTTATAGATTTTGATGCTCCTGATATTAGTGCTAGTGGGGGTGATATATTTTATAGGTTTGGACGAGGTACTACAGAAGCCACTGATGAATTAAGTGCATTAGTTTTTTATGCACATGATAATGGTAATAATCCTGTTTTCCAAGTTACAACAAACTCTGATCTAACATTAACTTCTTACGATGCTGGTGCTACAGAAAACCCCACACTAGATTTATACAGAAACAGTGCAAGTCCTGCCACAAATGATAAACTTGGTCATATCAATTTTAGTGGTGAAAATGATGCTGATGAGAAAATCGTATATGGAGAAGTGGAGGGTCAAACTACATCAGCCGCAGATGGTAATGAGTACGGTGCTGTTAATATAAGTGCAATGATAAATGGCACATTCACACAACATTACAGTGCTATTTTTGGAGAAAATAGATTCAGTAGAAACATTCGCTTAAATACTGGAATTAATTTATTGTTTGAGGGGGCTACGAATAATAACAACGAAACGACCCTGACTGTCACCGACCCCACAGCAGACCGCACCATAACATTACCTGATAGCACAGGCACTGTTCAATTAACTAGTTCATCAGACAGACGTTTAAAGAAAAACATAGAACCAGCATCATCTGCATCTCAGAAAATAGATGATATCAATGTCTATCAATTCGACTGGATAGAAGATAACAAGCATGAAGATTTCGGTGTCGTAGCACAGGAGATGCAAGAGGTATTTCCTGACTGTGTAGCAGTACAAGACCCAGAGACAGGCTATCTTGGAATAGATTACAGCAAGCTCGTTCCTGTGTTGTTAAAAGAATTAAAAGATTTAAGGGCAAGAGTTGCTGATTTAGAGAATAAAGATGGATAAGTTAACAGCACATGAAATGATTTGTGAAGAACGCTACAAAGGTCTAGTTGAGAAATTAGAGGACATGAACAAGCGTATGTGGCGGTTAGAAGGATTGACGATGGTATCAACAATAGCGGTGGTAGGAGCAGCTGTAACAGTGGTTACGTTGATAGTGTAATGGTTGACCCAATTTCAGCAATGGCAATCGCTGGTACTGCTTTTAATGCTTTAAAAAAAGGTGTATCCATTGGTAGAGACATCGAGAGCATGGGCAAAGACCTCTCTCGATGGATGTCTGCTGTATCTGATGTAGATAGAGCGCATCATGAGGCAAAAAACCCACCTATATTTAAAAAACTATTTAATGGTGCATCTGTTGAGCAAGAAGCTATAGAGTTATTTACTCAGAAGAAACAACTTGAAAATCAAAGAGATGAATTGCGTAAGTTAATATCTTCTATGTGTGGGCCTAGTGCTTGGCAAGAACTTATTCGTATGGAAAAAGATATTAGGCAACAACGCAAAGAAACTATTTACAAGCAACGTGAAGCTCGTAAACATTTCATGGAAGCAATAGCAATTATATTTTTAGGAATAACTATTGTAGGTTTCTTTGTCTTAATACTTTATCTTTGGCATAACAAAGGCTAGACATGATACAAAAGAAATTAGAAAAAGATAGTAAATACAGTTACTTAGATGTAGATGGTGACGGTATAGTTGATGATGATGAAATGCGTTTACATGACATGGAGATGCAAGACAGAAAAGAAAATGCACAACTCCGCAAACTAACAGCACAAAGACGCATGGCAACAGCCGTGTTATGTTTTATGGCTGTATATACTTTGTTAATGTTTGCGCCTTTTGTTCCTGATACACGTATCAAACTACTTACTGATTTGTCAAACTTGCTGTATATAACAGGCGGTGGTATAGTAGGAGCATACATGGGTGTTAGCGCATGGCTGAGTAAAAAATGATAGAAATACACCACAATGCAGAGATAGCGTGGGTGCTTGTGGTAGCAGTGTGGGGTAACAACGGTATAGATTGGCATCCTATTGGTCAGATGGTATTGCAACAACCTATGTTAGAACAGCAATGTAATTGGTTAGCAAGAGATGAAATGTGGAAACAATTTTATGATAACCAATATTACAAAATGACTGCTCAATGTTATCCAGAGGAGTAGCAAATGATACAAGCATTGATAGGGCCAGTAACAGGATTATTAGATAAGTTTGTTGAGGACAAAGACCAGAAGAACGCACTTGCCCATGAAATCGCCACACTTGCAGAAAAACAAGCGCACGAAGCGCAACTCGCCCAAGTCGAAGTCAACAAAGCAGAAGCCCAGCACAGGTCAATATTTGTTGCTGGATGGCGTCCCTTTACAGGATGGGTCACTGCGTTCGCGCTTGCGTACCACTTTATCATTACTCCGTTTATTCTTTTCGCAACTGCGATTGCTGGTATTGAAATACCTGAACTACCTAGCTTCGACATGGAAACCTTAACAACTATTCTTCTTGGAATGTTAGGTCTTGGTGGTATGCGTAGCTTCGAGAAGTTTAAAGGAGTATCTAAATGAGAAAGTTTGCCAAAGTTGCTAAGACAAAAAAAGGTGTGCCAAAGAAATATGTTAAGGGTGCAAAGAACCCTAAGAAAAGAGAAGCAGAGATAAAGCGTACCTCAAAGTTATATAGACAGGGTAAACTTACACCGGCTATGATGGATAGAATCAGTAAGCAGAGGAGCAAAGGATGAGCAAAGCAGCCGTTGTAGCAAAGTATTCTAAGTCATCTGGTATATCTAAAGGCACGTTAGGTAAGGTATATCAAAGAGGATTAGGTGCATATTATTCTAGCGGTAGCAGACCCAAAGTATCAGCACATCAGTGGGCAGCTGGACGTGTTCGCTCATTTGCAACAGGCAAGGGTGGCGCACGTAAAGCAGATGCAGATTTAATCAGAGGCGGTAAAAAGAAAAAGGCAAAAAAGAAATGATGACAAGACAGCAAAAGGCAAAGGTCAAAAAGGTAGCTTCTGGCTTGCGTAAGGCATCACGTTCTCATGCAGGGCAAGCTAAATCACTTACATCTATGTTAAAGAAAAAGGGAAAGAAATAATGCTAGGTAAAAAACTATCGCCGAAACAAAAAAAACTTGCTCAAGTAGCATCACCGCGCAATAAAATAACTGGTGCTGATTTTAAGAAACTTAAAAAGAAAAAGAAATGAACCTAGATAAATTAAGAGAAGAGTTAGCTGAAGATGAGGGGTGTAAGTATGAGATATACCTTGACCATCTGGGCTTACCTACATTTGGTATCGGACATTTAATTACCAAAGATGACCCAGAATGTAGCATGGGAGTTGGCACAGTTATAGAACAAAGCCGTGTACAATCAGCATTTAATCTTGATATAACAGTTACTATAGAAGATTGTCATAGGTTGTATAAAGATTTTAATGAGTTACCAGAAGAAGTTCAGTTGATAGTTGCAAACATGATGTTTAATCTAGGCTATCCAAGGCTATCTAAGTTCAAGGGTATGAAGGCAAATGTCGATGCAAAAGATTGGTCTGGTGCAGCAGATGAGATGGTTGATTCAAGATGGTACACACAAGTAACAAACAGAGCTAGACGTTTGGTAGATAGAATGAGACAGGTAGATGGTAGCGAAACGGTTTCAGAATCCTAGCGGTGGTTTAAACAGGGCTGGTAGAGCGCACTTCAAGCGCACTACTGGTGCTAATTTAAAACGTCCTGTAAAGTCCGGGGACAATCCAAGACGTGCTAGTTTTTTGTCAAGAATGGGTAATATGAAAGGGCCAGAACGTGACAGTAAGGGAAAGCCTACGAGATTACTACTTAGCCTTCGTGCGTGGGGTGCAAGCAGTAAAGCTGATGCTCGTAAAAAAGGAAAAGCAATCAGCAAACGCAACAAAGCCAAAAAGTAAAGATGTCGCGTACCTCAAAGGAAAGAAAGAAAAGGAGACTGATATGCCAGGACATTATGGTGGTGGTATGATGAAGAAAACTAAGAAAGCAAAGAAGCAAGCTGCAACAGCTATGGCTATGAAGAAAGCTAAGAAGAAACCTAAAAAGACTGCTCGTTAATACAATTCTGGCAGATAATATTTTTGGTTCTTACAAACTCTATAAGTTTTTTAATCGGTAGCTTTATATAGTTTGTTACAAGTCCGTCTGGATGCCTGAAGCATAATGCTTTGTGTGATTTATTATATCCACAAGTCTGACAACCTTGTGACTCTTGATATTTATTAAGCCAATACCTTCTTCTTCTATATCTTTGATAATATTTTTGTTGCCTTAATCTCTCTTTGGTTTTTTGTCTCTCGTATTTATCTTCTTTATACTTTACAAACGCATCCCAATCAGCGTAAGATTGTTTCAAATCTTTCATGGATTTTGTCCTCCCTTGTCAATAACTCCCCCTGTCTAGTTCCCATCTACACAGGGGGTTTTTTTATTTAAAATGGTGAGTTCAATGTTTTAATAGCTGGTTTAAATGGATTACTCACACTACCATCATCAATTACTTCAGAGATACGAAGGTTAAATTTCCTCTTACCTCTCGCAGTTGTATATTGTGATGCATATAATTGTACAGAATATGTTT